GATTGATGTAATCAGTTAGCTCCGATATTGACCAGAAGACTGCGTTTGCGTCATGCAGTAACCTCTGAACATCCGTGATGTAGGATGATAAAGTTGCCATTTAAAATCCATATTAAGCCCTGGCTATGGATTTTCCCCCAGCACGTCTTTCAACGTGCAAGGGTACTACGCCAACCGCCGAGGGTAGGGAGCGGTTCTCTTGTTCACTGGCTGTCAAGATGTCAACTTTTGACAACTTTTCCAACCCTTCTTCCAATTCGGAGTGCATCCTGATCCAACCCAAACGAGCCAGATAAGGTTCTTTTTCTTCTATGCCGTAACCAAATATATGCCGTGCGGCTTCGGGTGAAACTGCCACGGTTTTGTTGACAGGAAATGTATAGGTTTCAAAGTTGTACTTTGTTTCTATTTTCTTGTCAGTTTTGTTGGTTACGTATAAAAGTTCACTCATAAATCAACAATATCGCCGTACACGGTAACATCAATTGTTGCGTTAACAGGGTCTTCAACTTTCAAATACAAAGCACCAGTTGAGTAAACATTGCTCACTGCATTGGTTACGGGCGCAATATCTTGGAATGTTGTTGAACTTGTGACGTTTGCCAACTTTGTCTTCGCAAACACCGCATTTGCTGTTGCACCATTGTTGGTCAGGATGATACTGACGTTTGCAGTGGCGCAACTTGCATTTGCATTTGAGATTGTGCAACGACGAACAATATAGGAAGTCCCTGTGACAGACATGACTGCCGCTACATTGCTTGCCACGTTGATTGGAACAGCAGATGCAGAAGCGATAACGTAACTGCCAAATTTGTTAGGGTAATTTGCGCCTACATGGTTCGAGTTCATGCTGACCCCATCAAGTGTTGTAAGTGCCTGTTGCTGTATTACCGCCGTTAACGGTGTAGAGCGTCAGAGACTGTGTTGCTGTTGTAGTCGCATTTCCACGGACGTTAAAGCCATCAGAAATGATGGTTCCACCCACGTTAGATGCAACGTAAGTTGTCCAAGCGTTTGCAGAGCCAGTGTAGGCGTTAACTTCGATGGCCACGTTGTTGGTGCTTGTCGGCAAAATGTACAGACCGGCAGGAATGTATTGTGCAGTCGAAACACCAGCGTTCATGGATGTTGCGTTACCAGTCCCGATACCTGTAATGGTGACGGGTTGCAAATAAGCGCCTGCGGTATTCGACGCTGCATTTGCAAGGATGATTTTATTAAGAGCTAAAGCCATTTTTTACTCCTTACAGAGACAAATAGTTGTAGCCAGAAACTTGCGTCATGGCTTTAGGCTTGACGTTGACCAGTTCTGCAATCATCAGCACTGCGCCAACATAACCAATTTGCCAGTTAGGAAGTGTGGACTCAAATCCGGTAAACACAAACGAACCTTGCTCGTGGATGTACAGAGACAAGTAGTTGGTGTTCAGGAAATACACTGTTCCTTCTGGGCAGTATGGGTCTGGATAGATTGGAACACCAGCAACCATAAGCGCACGGAATGCTGCTTGTGGGCCGTTGGGGTCATTGTCAAAACCAGAGCCAGGTGTAATCACATATTGTTCTTGACCAACAAAGTCTTGAGCCAACAGTGTCCAAGTACCAAATCCGCAAACACCAAAAGAAGGCATTTCAGCGCCGTTTTTCACAGTGCCGGAAATGTATTGCAAGATGTTTTGACGGGTTGGGTTTACGCCACCAGCAGCGTATTCTTTGGATTGCCACCAAGTATAGGTTGAACGGTTGATGTTGCCGTATGTGCCAGAAGAGGCAACAGCAGCAGGCAAACCAATAAACGCTTGGGTGTTTGTGGTGTTGTTATACAAGGCAGTTGCCATTGCATCCATCATCACGTTGGTTGCATCGTTCATCCGAGCTTCGATCAGAGGAATGATGGCTGCATCTTGCTGAACTGCACCTTCCATGCCGAGGAATGGCACTGGAGAAATCATCAATTTCAGATCAAATTCAGCGTTATAAGCACCTTGCTGGACAGACGGTTGGGCAAAAGAGCCGCTGTAGTCCGACCATTGAGCGTTCACAAATTGTGCGCCCTGAACAGGAACAGTGATTGAGGATACACCGCCAGAGGCTTGCTGACTGTTGGCAATCAAAGCCGCCATAAGGGGTGTCGAGTTGTAAAGCTGGACAACCAGCTTAGGTATGAATGCCCTACGTGTAACATAGGTCAATTCATTAAACTGACTTGACCCCGTTGCAGGTAGGATGCCGCCGCCAATAGCCATATGGCCTCCTTAGAAATTTAAAAAAACACCCTCTTACAACCCAATAGGTCTGCGTGGATTACGCAAATCATTGAGTGCATTCAATGCTTCATTTCTTGCCGCCTGCGATGGGTTTTTCCAGTACTTGTTCAGGTCAAAACCTTTTACCGGAGACGGGTTATAAGAAGATGAAGTTGGAACAGCCGCTTTTTTCATCCACTGATGATATTCAGCCGCTGTTTCATGATTTGTAATGCCTTTTTCCAGCATGAGTTTCTCAACAGCTTTTACATCTTCGTCAGATGAAGCCAATCCTTTTTCCTTGATGGATTGTCTGCGCTTGTTAAGAACTTCCATTGCTTCTTTTTCACGCAACTTGGCTTCCAAAGCCTGAACACGTTGTTCAGCTTGATTGAAAACCTTATTGGTTTGTTCTTCAATATCCAACTCAGGAATGTTCAAATCAGGGCGAACCTGCTTTGTCATTTTGAGGAATTGTTTGCGTGTGGCTGGATTGTCAGCCAGTTGCATTGCCAGTGACGCTAATTCGTCATTGCTGTTTTCAAGTGACATTTGTTACCCTCTTATGCCCTTAAATCACTTTTTTGCCGTCACCGGGCTTCTGAACTGCCATGCCAGTTTTGCCAACCTTGTTAGGTGCTGACAAACCGCCAAGCTGAGAAAAGCGTGGTGTGTTGGTGACAACGCCATGTTGTTGGTTGTTGTCTGTTGGTTTGCGAGGAGCGGCTGCGCCTCTTGGTTTGAACAAGTCCATATAAATCCTTTACATCATCGGTGGTTGACCGCCCATTTGCGGCATTCCAGGTAATGGTGCTTTTGCCAAAGCGTTTGCTTCAGGTGTAGCGCCACCAGCTTTCGGTAAGGTTTGCAACATCTGAAGAATCTCTGACTGTTGCAAATCATCAACTTTTGACTTACGTTGTCCAAGAATCCCGTTCAGCACCGTGATTGCTCGGATTGCTTTCTGACCTTCTTCTGACTCTGACCCCAGAGCCGGAAGCGATTGTTCCAATAAATCCATTGCCATGCTCAAGTTAATCATGGCAGCTTCCCTACTTCCCATTCTGGGTTCAGGTGTTGACATGGGAGCAGCAGTTGGGGGTGTCTCTGCGTCAGATGGAGTCGGCGACATACCCATGCCTGGCATATTTACGCCAGATGGTTGACCACCACCAGAGGAACGGGGGTTTCGCATTAATTCCATCAGTTTATCTTCAGGCACACTCATACTCTTTCCCTTTTCCCGAGTTTGTAAGTGTTCACAAACTTTTTGTCAATAGGTGGCAGTTATTTTTCATCCAACTGCCAATGATGTGCTGCTCAAAACAACCAGAGTTTCCCCTGATTACTTGCGAGACTTACGGCCTTTGCGAGCTTTACGCATAGTCTTCTCCATAGTTAGAGGCGGCGACCTTTTGTTTAGGGGAAGGAAGCCACACCCCTTTTCCCTTGCGGGGAAACTATCGCTTGGGACTTCTCCCTTGCTTGGCGTAGTTTTTAAATCCTGTTTGCCGGTATGTCAACTTTGGCGCACTTTCATTACGCTTTAATGTATCTGTTGTCACTCGTGGCTGGTCAGCTTTAGAAGCAACTTGCGGTGAACTTGACTGCATCTCAACCTTTCTGTATTTCAGGTTTTGCGCCCTCTGGCGGCGCTGCCATTTTCTGCAACATCTGCTTTTCTTCCATCTTTTTCAGACGGTCTTTGAGCAATTGTTTCATAGGTGGTTCAAGCAAGTCAATCAAGGATTCCTTGTCAATTACTTGGGCTTCATACAGGTTGAATGCCAGTTGTCTCAGGTCTTCCATGAAGATGGGTGAGTTGGAGTGGGCATCCACTTTGACCACAAAATCATTTGTGAACTGTTCGGCAATGAATCTGTTGCCGTTCATGTCCGTGTAGTGTGTTGGGTCATATATCTGCATACAACGCAAATACAGTGTTGCCAGTTTTTCCAAGCTGTCTTCCACAACCAAAGCCCGTTTTTTGGCACGGCTTGACCCCATACGAGC